TCAATTGACATTATAGCCTGTTTATAATATAATAAGACTCTCCTGGAGTCTTATTGTGTCTTTATTTCTTGATCTTAAATACTTAAAATTAATCAGCAATCGATTGCCGTTGTTCAAACAGAAAAACGACCATCTTTATAATTGTCGTTGTACCATTTGCGGAGATTCTTCCACTAAAAAGAATAAAACGCGAGGTTACTTTTATGCCGTTAAAAACGATTTGTTTTATAAATGTCATAACTGCGATGCATCATTACACTTTGGTTCATTCTTAAAACAAATGGATTCATTGATGTATAATCAATATACTATGGAACGATACAGCGAAGGTCTACCATTAAATAAACCCCACCAAAAGGTTGAGGATAAATTTAAAATGGAACAACCTGTATTTGAACCGAAAAATATATTAGATGAATTACTTGATCGTTTAGATAAATTACCCGAAGATAATGAAGCGGTACAATTTTGTCTAAAAAGAAAAATCCCGAAAGAAAAGTTTAAACAGTTATACTTTGTAGATGATATTAGAAAGATAGAACAATTATCTGACAAATATAAGAATACACTAAAGACGAAAGAGCCTAGATTGGTCATTCCTTTCTATGATGAGAAAGGGTTGCTAGTCGGTGTAACTTGTAGAGCATTGCGTAATGAATCTTTAAGATATGTTACTATTAAGATAAATGAGGAAAAACCATTTATATTCGGATTAGATTTTATTGATAGAAACAAAAAGGTTTATGTTGTCGAAGGTCCTATTGATAGTTTGTTTATTCCAAATTGTATTGCTGTTGCAGGTACAGCATTTGGTAAATTAGATTCATTGGGTATTCCCAAAGAACGGTTGATTGTTATCTTTGATAACCAACCAAGGAATAAAGAAGTTTGTAAGATTATAGACAAGACCATCAATAGCAATTATAATATTGTTATATGGCCGCAGACGTTAGAAGAAAAAGACATTAATGATATTGTGTTAACGGGAAAAGAACCATTGAACATAATTAAAAAGAACATATATAATGGCTTAGAAGCAAAAATGAAATTCGTATCATGGAAGAGGTGTTAAATGAAAGTAAAGTTAATTAGTCATAGCAGACCGGCACGTGAGTTGGTGTCGGATGGTTTATATGACGCACAAGATCTAGTAGCATTTTGTGCAAGAGTTTCTAATCCAGCAAATCAGTATAATACAGAAACATCTGAGAAATTGATTAAGTATCTGATTAAACATCAACACTGGTCACCACTTGAGATGGTATCTGCCTGTATTGAGATTGAAACAACAAGAGATATTGCCCGTCAGATTCTTCGTCATAGAAGTTTTTCTTTTCAAGAGTTCAGTCAACGATACGCTGATCCTACAACAGATTTAGATTTTGTTATTCGTGATGCACGTCTACAAGATCCTAAAAATAGACAAAACTCTGTTGATCTAGATTTACAGAATGATGAACAACGACAGATTGCTTATCAATGGCAAAATCTACAGCGAGATCTTATTACTAAGACCAAAGATGTATATGCCTGGGCCATTTCCAAAGGTATTGCTAAAGAACAAGCTAGAGCAGTGCTTCCGGAAGGATTAACAGTCAGTAGACTTTATATGAATGGTACCTTAAGAAGTTGGATCCACTATATAATACTACGAGCAGGCAACGGAACTCAGAAAGAACATGCTGAAATTGCCATGGCCTGTGCTGAAGTGATTGCAGAAATATTCCCAATGACTAAGGATTTAGTAAATGAAACCAAGTGATAATTCTAAAATTCCCAAATAAAAATGTGGTATCTATCTCTATTACCTAATGCTTTCTTTCACGCTATCGTTATAGCGGGATTGCTTGCTGTGCTAGGTAGTATGTTTTTAAAGATGATTCCATTTGTAAACAAATACTACATTCCAATGAGAATAGTTGGATTTGTAATTTTTACATTTGGTATTTACTTTGAAGGCGGCCTCGCCAATGAGGAGCAATGGGTTACTAAAGTAAAAGAGATGGAAGCAAAAGTCGTTGCAGCTGAAGCTGAAGGCAAGAAAGAAACTATTAAGATTCAACAAAAGGTTGTAGTACAACAAAAAGTTATTCGTGAAAAAGGCGAAGACATTGTGAGATATATAGATCGAGAAATAGTTAAGTATGATAATTCTTGCATCATACCTAAAGAAGTAATCGAGACTCACAATAAAGCTGCGAAAAAAGAATGAGATACCTATTACTATTATTGTTACTAACAGGATGTAAAGCAGTGCCAGTCGTTGCTAAATTTCCTGAAGCACCTGAAGCAATTATGGTTAAGTGCCCTGACCTAGCACAATTAAAAGATGACGCAAAATTGAGTGATATCGCAAAGACTGTCACATTAAATTATACTACATACTACGAATGCGGTGTGAAGTTAGATGCGTGGATCGAATGGTATCGAGTACAAAAGAAAATATTCGAAACAGTAAAATAAAAACAAATTGGAGTAAAGATGACGCAAGAAATTGTGCATGGGATTAAAGTTGATTATACTAGAGATAATCTATTTGATGAGTTAGGTATTAAAAGATTAAAAGAAAGCTACATGAAAGAGGATGAAGTATCTCCTCAAGAAAGGTTTGCCTATGTTTCCAAGACGTTCGGGTCTAATACAAAACATTCGCAAAGATTGTATGAATATAGCAGTAGACATTGGTTGTCATATTCTACTCCTATTCTCAGCTTTGGGCGTTCTAAGCGTGGCCTTCCTATATCATGTTTTTTACCTTATCTACATGATAGCGCAGAAGGTTTGGTTGACTGTCTTGCCGAAGTAAACTGGTTGTCCATGATGGGCGGAGGAGTTGGAATTGGAATCGGAATTCGTTCTTCAGATGATAAAAGCGTTGGGGTTATGCCTCATCTTCGTACTTATGACGCTAGTAGTTTGGCATACAGACAGGGGCGGACAAGGCGGGGGTCTTATGCTGCTTATCTTAATATATCTCATCCCGATATTCTTATCTTTTTAGAGATGAGAAAGCCAACAGGCGATCCCAATATGCGTTGTTTAAATCTGCATCATGGTATTAATATTACCGATGACTTTATGCATTTAATTGAGCGCGCTATGATTGATCCAGAGATGGATGATACATGGGAATTAAAAGATCCTCACAATGGCGAAGTTAGAGATACAGTATCAGCAAGAGAATTATGGCAACGCATTCTAGATATGCGTATGCAAACAGGCGAGCCCTATTTACATTTTATCGACAGTAGTAATAGAGCAATGCCTGAGTTCCAAAAGAAGTTGGGACTAAGTATTAAACAATCTAATTTGTGCAGTGAAATTATTTTACCTACGGATAAAGATCGTACTGCGGTATGTTGCTTATCCTCTTTGAACTTGGAGTATTATGATGCTTGGAAAGATGACAAACTTTTTCTTCGGGACGTTGCGGAGATGCTCGATAACGTCTTGCAGTATTTCATTGATAATGCTCCTGACAGCATATCGCGCGCACGATTTAGTGCTAGCCGCGAACGGTCTATTGGTATTGGTGCTCTCGGTTGGCATGCTCTTTTACAAAAGAACAATCTCCCGTGGGAATCAGCATCAGCAACAGGATTGAATCATAAGATATTTGGATACATTCGTAAGGAACTAGATAATGCTAACATTCAATTGGGTAAAGAACGAGGTGAGGCACCTGATGCGGCAGGTACTGGACGCCGTTTCTCTCATATGCTTGCTGTTGCTCCAAACGCTTCTTCTTCTATCATTATGGGCAATACTTCCCCTTCTATTGAGCCCCTTCGTGCGAACGCGTATAGACAAGATACTCTCAGCGGATCATCGTTAAACAAAAACAAATGGTTAGATAAAATTATCAACGACAAATGTGCGGAAAATAGTAAATTAGACTATAATGAAATTTGGTCTAGCATTATTGCAAATGATGGGTCGGTTCAACATCTTGATATCTTAGATGACTGGACAAAGGATGTGTTTAAAACATCCATGGAAATAGATCAGCGTTGGGTAGTACAACACGCTGCTGATAGACAGCAATATATAGATCAGGCACAATCTCTTAATCTATTCTTTAGACCAGATAGTAATATTAAGTATATTCATGCTGTTCACTTTCAAGCGTGGAAACAAGGCCTAAAGACATTATACTATTGCCGTTCTGAAAAGATTGGTAAAGCAGATAAGATATCAAAGAAAATAGAGCGTCAGGTCATGGAAGAGATTGACTTGAAAGCATTAGCAACAGAAGACGTTTGTCTAGCATGTGAAGGATAAAAATGAAAAAAGTAATAAGATTTACAGCATCATGGTGCCAGCCATGTAAAATGTTGGCCAAAACATTAGAAGATGTACAAACCAACTTACCAATTGAGGTTGTTGATATTGATAAAGATTCTGATGTTGCTATTGAGTATGGTATTCGTGGTGTACCTACAATGGTAATGATTGAGGATGGTACTGTATTAAAACGCTTAGTTGGTATGCAGAATACAAAACAATTACAGGAATGGTTTAATGATTAAAAAACTAAAATCGAATCTTGCAGATACACGAGATTCCTTTAAGCCATTTAATTATCCTTGGGCATATGATGCCTGGTTGAAGCATGAACAATCTCATTGGATGCATACAGAAGTACCAATGGTAGAAGATGTTAAAGATTGGAAAAAGAAGCTAAGCGCAGAAGAAAAACAATTCTTAACACACATCTTTAGATTCTTTACTCAAGGTGATATTGATGTTGCTGGCGGATATGTCAACAATTACTTGCCATATTTCCCACAGCCTGAAGTACGCATGATGCTATTGGGATTTGCGGCACGCGAAGCGCTACATATTGCAGCATATTCTCATTTGATTGAGACATTGGGATTGCCTGAGACAATGTATAATGAGTTCTTAGCATATGAAGAAATGAAAGCTAAGCATGATTATGTCTTAAATATATCTCAACAAAACTCTACAAAAGAAAACACAGCAAAACATATTGCTATCTTCTCAGCATTTACGGAAGGCATGCAGTTGTTTAGTTCCTTTATCATGTTGTTAAATTTTCCTCGTCATGGTAAGATGAAAGGGATGGGTCAAATTGTTACTTGGTCTATTGTGGATGAGACTCAACACTGTGAAGGAATGATTAAGTTATTCAGAACATACATACAAGAAAATAACGAGATATGGAACGATGAACTAAAAGGTCAGTTGTATACAATTGCTGAACAAATGGTTATGCTTGAGGATAGATTTATTGATCTGGCATTCGCTATGGGTGCTATGGAGAATTTGTCATCGGCTGATGTCAAACAATATATTCGCTATATTACTGATCGTCGACTTATTAGTCTTGGTCTTAAGGGTATTATGAAAGTTAAAAAGAATCCGTTACCGTGGGTAGAGGAAATGATTAACGCACCAATTCACACTAACTTCTTTGAGAATAGAGCAACCGACTATGCTAAAGCTGCTCAAACTGGTTCTTGGGAAGATGTTTGGGCAAAACAAAAATGAAATCATTTAAAGAAGTAATTGCACCCAGGCATTATGCCGATGGTGCGTTAATATCAGCAAAGCTACCACCTGCGTATGAAAAAGCCAAAGGTGATAAGAATTGTGCCAACTGCGGTGCTTATGTACCTGGCACAAAATATTGTAAAACTTGGGACGCTAAAGTGCGTCCAGAATATTATTGTAAAAAATGGGTGAAGATAGAAAAATAACCTTTACTGAAAAGCGTAGGGATATTTGCAATAAATGCGAACATCTTACTACTATTATTGGCGCTAAGGTATGCGATAAATGTGGTTGCTCTATATGGGCAAAGACTATGATACCTATTGCTAAATGTCCTATAGGAAAATGGAATGCCGAATAAATTTGATAATGCACATATGCAAGCAGCAGAAAGTTATGCTGCTCTATCTTCAGCTAAACGATTAAAGGTTGGTGCGGTTGTTGAAAAAGATAATAGAATTATATCTATTGGATACAACGGTACTCCTGCTGGATGGGATAATAATTGTGAGAATGAAATATATGAAGAATCACAATATGTAATAGATCCGGGCGGCCCTTGGCATACTATGGGAACATATAGATATGAAACAAAGCAAGAAGTTATTCATGCTGAAATGAATGCTATTGGTAAGCTAGCTCAGTCTAATGAATCGGGTGCGGGTGCTACAATGTATATTACCTATGCACCTTGTTTTGATTGTGCAAAACTTATACATATAGCGGGCATTAAAAAAGTATTTTATAGAAATAGTTATAGAAATACAGATGGTATAGAATTTTTAAATAAATGTAACATTGAAGTGGAGAAAATATGAGTACAAATAAAAAAATTGGTTTGACTTGTTCAACATTTGATCTTTTTCACTCTGGGCATGTCATTATGCTCGAAGAGGCAAAGCGTCAATGCGATTATCTAATTGCAGCGATTCAAGTTGATCCTACGCTTGATAGACAAACTAAAAACAAACCGGTTCAGTCTATTATTGAAAGACAGATTCAAGTATCGGCATGTAAACATGTTGATGAGATTATAGTATATTCGACAGAAAAAGAACTTGAAGACATCTTCATGGCTTTACCTATTGATGTTCGCATCTTGGGCGAGGAATATAAAGATACAGACTATACCGGCAAAGAGATTTGCATGAAACGCGGAATAGAGTTATATTTTAACAAACGAGATCACTTCTTCAGCTCATCTGATTTACGTCAGCGAGTATTTGACGCAGAAGCTAAGAAAAGAGGAGCACAATGGCCAGAAAAATCTATGAATGCGTCGAATGCGATGCAGTCTTCAAGATAAGTCATACACTTGACGAAGATTACTACACAGTAACGAATTGTCCTTTCTGCGGTGCAGAAATGGAAGATAAAGAAGAGGATGACGAAGACTTGTCCTAAATGTGGTACTGTTCATAACAAGCCCGGAACTTTCTGTTCTCGGGCTTGCGCCAATTCCCGACAATGGAATGAAGAACAGAAGAAAGTCTTTTCGGAAAAGCAAGCGGCATATATGAGTCGTGAAGAATCCGAAGAGCATAGATATAAAAAGTCTATACAAACCCAAATGCTACAAAGAGCTGGCATTATGGGTACCGGCGAATTAGCCGAAGATGCTGAAGATATAATGACAAATCCCGATGATTACTTCTTTGTACCCCCTAGGGATGAGGGTGATAACTTTTCGGATGGAAACGACTATTGGGAACCTGTATAAATACTAATTTAATATTGGTATTTAGATGTGGATTTATAAAGAAAAGCCCTTAGAAACTGTTCCAGACGAAGCTTATGGTTATGTGTACTTGATTACTAATACTGCCACGAATCGGAAGTATATAGGTAAAAAGTTGTTTTGGTTTCGTAGGACAAAGGTTGTTAAGGGCAAGAAGAAACGATTAAAAGTTGAGTCAGATTGGAGAGATTATTGGTCTTCATCTGATGAAGTTAAAGCTGATGTGGAAAAACACGGCGCAGATAGTTTTATACGAGAAATACTGCATATATGCCCTAACAAGGGGTTGTGCAATTATTTAGAAGCAAGAGAACAAATGGATAGACGAGTTTTAGAGACAGAAGATTATTACAACGGCCAGGTGCAATGCCGTGTTCATAAAACCCATATCAAGAATTTAAAGGCATAAGATGCGAATATTAGATGGCTTGCAATTATTAGGTGGAATGAAAATTATCACTACTCCTCCACCGTTACTACCTGTTATAGATTTTGATGCAGCATATTACTCAGCAGTACCTACAGATGGAAATATAGTAGCTGGCACAGGCGCATATGCTATTAGTGTGGCAAATCCTGGAAATAACATTAGCTGGAATAGTGTAAATGGTGGTGTGTTTAGAGTAACTACTGCAAGCAACGCAAACTTCTTGGCATTCGGTCCTAATTATAGTGGCGGTGCACAGGCATATACTGTTGGCATGGCATATAAATGGAATGGAACTACCCCAGGTAGATTACTTAATGCTAATTCAGATTCTCCTGATTTCTTAATGGGATTATGGGGTTCAGGTACAGCTCGTATGAATATTGCATTCACTGAGGGATTTATAGGACCAACCGATACTGTAGCAGATACCAATTGGCACTTCATATGGTTTACTTCTACGGGAACAACAGATGCTGAGAAATCTAAAAGTTATATAGCTACCGGTACAGCACCATCTACTACAAATGGTACTGATAACTTTAATAGCGGCTTTAATGGATTGAGATTATTTGGTAGATATGCATCCCCTACTTCTATTTCTGAAGAAGTAGATGCTGATGTAGGATTCGTTAAAGTATGGGATAAAGAATTATCCTTAGCACAAATACAAGAAGAACATGCTAAGTATAAAACAAGATTTGGATATTAAACTATTCTAAGGAAACATAAATGATAGTAGAAAACGTTACATTATCAGGGTTTACGGGTTCAGGAACACCTCTTAGGTTTACATTGGCAGACACATACGTCCCACCTCCGCCACCTCAATTAGAAATGTTGTTGGTGGCAGGTGGTGGCGGTGCCAATCAATATGGTAGCGGAGCAGGTGCAGGTGGACTATTATATTACGGAGCAAATACATTACCAAAGACGCCAAATGGTACTGTTTTTCAACCAAATGTTGGTACGTATACAGTTTATGTTGGTGCCGGAGGTACCGGTGGCACAGGATATGCCCCAGGAATAGGTACTAATGGTAGCCCATCTTTTATTTCTGTTAGCGGCAATACAATATAT